GGTGACCCTAAGGGGGCAACCCTACCACCGGCCCTAGAGAACGTGCAGCACGCCGTACAGCCCACCATAGTACAAGGTCAGGGCGGCACAGCGGTTGACGGTCGCGGTTCAGTCGCAGAAGTAGATCAGGGCGCTGGCAACAACACCATCCGCATCAACAACCAGCAGGCGTACGACGACAACAAGGCGTCTACGACCGCGCATGAACTAACGCACGTGTGGCAGAACAACCTCCCGCCTAGCATTCAGGCGAAGATTCCTGCCGATCCTCAGAACGGTTCCGCGTTCGATATCTCTGACGTTGACAGCCTGCGCAAGCAGGGCAAGACGATGACCGATATCCCACGTGAGAAGCAGGCTACGATTGTCCAGAAGTACACGCAGGGTGATGCCAAAACAAAGGCCCGCCTACAGCCGTGGCTCGACGACATCGAGAAGACACCTCTCTCCAGCAACAAGATGGAGACAGATGCCAAGGGCAACCTGAAGATCACGCCACGAGCACCCGGACTTCCACCTTCGTCGGTGGCCGGTATGCGCGGACTTGGCACGGACGACAAACCCAAGCCAAAGAAAAAGAGTAGCTAATGCTTAGACAAGACGATTACCTGAAGGGCCAGCTCGTATATCAGGGCTGGCTCTACGGTAAAGAATACGGCGGCCATCAGGTCTCGTGCATGATTATGTCGTGCTTGATGAACCGTGTGAAGTCCGGCTGGGGCAACATCCTCGACGTGATCGAGACCATGCCCAAGTACCTTGCAGATGCAGGGGACGCTGGCCGACCACTAGAGAAGCCACAAATCTGGGAACCGGGGTTCATCCATCTGCTTCACGATGTAGAAGCGATCTTCGATCAAACGATGGATCACGCAAAAGGCGCTATGTACTGGGCTGACCTTCGCCGCGTGAACACGCCGTTCTTCCTGAATAAGATTCTGGCAGACAAGGAGAGCCACCCTCGCGTATGCGAGAGCAATTCCTTCGCCTGCTTCAAGTGAGGACGTATGGCTTTCAAATTCATTCCATCCCTAGTGGGGAAGCTGGAGAAGTACGAAAAGTACTTGCCGCCTCCTCTACGCGAGGTTCTGTCTGAACCCGATGGGTCCGGCTCCTATAGCCGTACATCCGGGTTTCTCATCATCGTTGCCGTCATCCTCTGGGGCAGCTATCTCGTCATCCATAACCACGCTATGCCCGATCTTGCGGGCGCAGCAGCACTAGTGGGCAGCGCGCAGGCCGCTTACGGTGTCAACAAGGTAATGAACAAGAAGAACGACGGAGGCCCAGATGCAACTACCCCTTGACTCCCATAACGTCAGCAACGCGATTCAATTCGTGAACTGGCTGGCAACTGAATGGAAGTCTATTGCGTTCGTCGTAGCTGTCATCATCACGACCTATAAAGGATTCGACTGGGTGAAGCAAATACGAACGAAAGACCTAGCAGAGTTGCACACAAGTGTGGGATACGTCAACAGCGGTATCACATCCCTCGGAGCAAAAATCGACAACCTAAGTGAGAAGCTGGAGACAAAGCTCGACTCACAGACATCAGCGGTAGTCTCGGAGCTAAAGGAAATGCGAGGGGACTTCCGAACCTTCTACATTTCACCAGTGGCCCAGATGATGCCAGCCCGCTCCAAGCCAGCACGCAAAGTCACTAAGCGACCTGTCAAAAAGAAGATCACCAAGGTGGACTTGACACTGGACGCGGAATAGGGTACACTATTCACAATGGCTAAGCAAGACAAATCTACCACAGGAGGAAGATGACCGGAGCACAGAAGGACATTACAAGAGACCTAAAGCGAGTGGCCGCAGCGCATGGCGGGGCAAGCAGATCGGTCTACCTCGAACACGGACAATACAGCGAACGTCAAATTCGAAATGTGTTTGGATCGTACGGGGCAGCATTACAGGCGGCTGGCGTATTGGTTACGCCTTCCGGCCCGAAGCCAAAGGAGAGCAAGGGTGATTCGAATCAACCACAAGATAAGAGTCAGTTAGTCGAGAGCGTAGAGTACGCCGACGACAAGATGAAGATCGTCAAGAAGTCCGAGAAGAACATTCGAACCCTCGAAGAGCTTCTGGATGTCTGTAATGTCGATCTGGACATCTGGGAAGTGGAACGCTGGAAGTGCAACCAGTGGGCGATGGCCGGGTTCCCCAAGACCGTAGGCTCTAGCCGACACTGGCACCGCGAGTCCACGGCCCCCATCATCACCCCCGTCTGGCAAGTACAGGCGACCTTCAAGCCAAAGAAGAACGGCAAAGAGGTACGCGAAGAGATTGAGGAGCTGAAGGCTGAGCTGAAAAGCAGAGCCAGCTTCGTACCGCGCTACACCAAGCAGCGCGTACACGGTACAGGCAACATTCTCGAACTGCTTATCCCCGACCTCCATGCAGGCAAGCTTGCGTGGTCGAAGGAGACTGGGTACGCGGACTACGACCTGAACATCTCCATCGAGACCTACCGTCGCGCACTGGACTCGCTCCTAGCGCAGGCGTCACTGTACAGCTTTGACAAGATCGTTCTGGGCGTCGGCAACGACCTGCTTCAGACCGACAACATTCAGGGCACCACATACAGCGGAACCAAGGTGGACACCGACAGCCGTTACCACAAGGTCTACAAGACTGTGCGTAAGATGCTGGTGGAGACAATCGAGAAGCTTCGTCGTATCGCGCCGGTCGAGGTAAAGCTCATCCCCGGCAACCACGATACGTTGAGCACCTTCACGATGGGTGATTCGCTTGAGTGTCGCTTCTATGACTACGAGGACGTTATCGTAGACAACGAACCGACCAAGGCGAAGACAGTCGAGTGGGGTGAGTGCTTCATCGTTCTCGTCCACGGGCACGAAGGTAAGCAGGCCGACTACGGCATGTGGCTTGCATCGAAGTGGCCTAAGGAGTTCGGTCGCACTAAGTTCCGCGAGATTCACGTGGGTCACAAGCACAAGACGGCATTGGATGAGAAGTTCGGCGTACGTGTACGCACCTTCTCCGCACTCTGCCCGCCTGACGCATGGCACTCTGACAACACCTTTACCGGCAACCTGCGAGTCGCAGAAGCCTTGGTCTGGAACAAAGACCGTGGTCTGGTGGCTCAATTTTATCACACAGAGATCGACTGATGGGAATCTTCAGGAGACTATTTCGCAAACCTAGGTACACGTTCTCTTCTGTCCAAAGCTTCAAGATGCTGACACAGGCACAGATGCTAATCAATAATGGTAGGGAGAGCGAGGCGCGATTGGTAATTCTTAGTGGACAGGAAAAGTTCCCTAAGGATGCGATCTGGTTCACGTGGAAAAACCTTTGACATCCACGGCCCTCTGGTGTACAGTAACACTAGAGGGCACTATGTCTGAACCTTTCGTGGTAGATGAAGAACTCGTACGGCAAGATCAGGTGGGAGACATCATCACCCACACAGACGGCACACGCTGGATAGTGACAAAGAGAACCGCCCGTAACATGGTGGTTGTCCAATATCACTGGTACAATGCGGCAGTCGATTGGATCGTTGGTAAGACCAAGGAGCTGTTCAGTGCCAAAGATAAAAATAGTAGAGCCTAGCTCAGTTCTTGCGAACTACGAGCTTGGAGACGTGTTCATGGTCGCGGGCGACAAGCGCCTGTGGCAGTTGATACACCGTGACCCGTGGAAAGCTTACGTGCAGAAGATCACGTTCTGGGACGAGCTGAAGCACTGGTTCAAGAAACGAAAAGCGAGGAGACGCTTTGCAAGCGAACAATCTAAGTCTGGTAGGAAGCTGCCTGCCCTACACGGCAGCACAATCGAAGGCTACAACGACAAATCCGAAAGACCTTCAGGGCAGTAAGAAAGTCCCGCTGGGCCAAGTGTGCCCGGTAGCGATGGCGCACGAAGCTTGTGCAATGCTCGACGGTGACCTGAAGTACGGGTACCGCAACTGGCGAGAGAAGAACGTAGTCGCCAATATCTACATCCACGCAGCTCTACGACACCTTCAGAGCTGGGCTGAAAAGCAAGAGGTAGCAGAAGACTCTGGTGTGCATCACCTCGGCCATGCCCGTGCGTGCCTCGGCATCCTATTGGACGCTCAGGCCAACGGCAACCTGATCGACGACCGCGCAGCCGGTGTGTTCCCTGAGGTGGCACACCAACTCGAAGACTGGGTGACTAAGCGCGTAGCGAAGCACACACTGGAGCAGGCGGCCAAGGCGCAAGCGGCGGCTCGTGACCAGTTCACCTTGCAGTCCGACACCTTGAATCAACAGGTCGGCATGGGCTATATCAACAACGCAGCACAGGGGAACAGCTAGATGCCGAGAGACGAGAAGGGGCGCTTCGTGAATAGCGAAGACGGAGAAATCTACGGAACGTACATTGATGAGAAAGGATACCCGCGCATCAGCGCAGGCCCGCATCGGGGCGTACGTGTCCACACTCTTGTCGCAGAAGCAATGCTGGGCCGGAAGCTCAGGCAGGGCGAGGACGTACATCACAAGGACGAGAACAAGCTCGACTGTGCATGGACGAACCTAGAAGTAATCGACCACGTGGCGCATGGCAAAGTAAGCTCAGCCAGCTACCAGAAGTCGAGGGAGAAGTTCTAATGGACTCAATGAAGCAGGGCAACAAAGGCGCAGACTGTAATGTCCTTCAGGAGTTCTTCGACGCCAAGCCAGCAGACGGAAAGTTCAACCCCGTCACCCCGGTCAGTCAATTCAATCCCGTGACTGTCCCAAGCAAATTCAATCCCGTGAAGCCAGAGAGTCAATTCAACCCTCTCGCTCCGCCTAGCCGATTCAATCCCATCCCGAGTTGCGAGTGAGTCCAATGAACTTCACACCACTCGGAGACCCGAACTTCAAGCCCGTACTTGTTGAGACGTTTCGTGGGCCAAGGGAGATGGAACAGCGTCTCAATACGCTGGCCCTAGACCCAACCAATCGATATAGCCTTGAGGGATTCTCAATCTCCAACGGGTTGTACGTGGTGATCCTTATCTGGACACCAGAAGAATAGACGACGACGCAGCTACCCCTCCTTCGGGAGGGGCCTTTTTCCGTCTAGGAGGAGTGATGCACAAAACCGCATTTATCGAAGGAGTGTACCGCTATTCCCTCACACGTGAGTGGGATGCGTCTTTGCCTGTCTTATACTGGGTAATGCTCAATCCATCGACCGCCGATGCTATGAATGACGATGCCACCATCAAAAAGTGTATTGGCTTCGCAAGGCTCAATGGTTACGGAGCTATTATGGTAGTCAACCTATTTGCCTACCGCGCTACCGACCCAATAGAATTGACCAGTACTCCATCGGATGTGGTTGGGGCGCTCAACAATGGTGTCATCGAATCCATCCCCGTAGGTGCCGATGTGGTATGTGCGTGGGGTTCGTTTATTCACACCAAACCTTCCCTACGGTATAGGGGCAGAGAGGTCATGCGAATTATCAAGGGTCGCAACCTTCTCTGTGTCCGTAGAACCGAAGACAGACCGTGGCACCCGCTCTATGTCAAGTACGGAGCGTTCCTTGACTTCAATGATGTTTTGAAAGAGGAGTAATGTATGTCAGCACCAACCCAAACGACAACCCCGGCTGCACCAGCAGTCCCGGTGGTCCCTGTGGCAACGACTGTTGCTACGACGAAGACGTGGCTTCAGAATCACGAACGCCTTATCCTCGTAGTCCTCGTGCTTTCCTTTCTCGTCTTCGGAGTGAGCAAGTACTTCGACCGCGAGGCCACCAAAGATCAGGCCGCCGCTAGTCTCGCGCAACAGCAACTCGCCGTTGCATCCGAGAACAGCAAAGCCCTCGCCGCTCAGGTAGCAGGCCAGACGGCGCAGTATCAGGCGCTTGTGATTCAACTCACACAGCAGAACGCTCAGCTAACTCAGCAGGTCAACACCCGCACGGTCGTGCTACAGCAGCAAGTAGCCACCGATAAGAATCTCCCCTTGCCGCTTCTTGGCAATCGATGGGCGACTCTTATTCAGGCAGCACCGGGCGACTTGACTGCCACAACCGCAGGGGTCACCGTATCGCCTCAGGCGGCGTTGGCCACTGTTACCCAACTCGAATCTGTACCCGTGCTCTCGAAGAACCTAACTGACACGCAGACAGAGAACACCAACTTGAACGCAGAGCTTACATCCTCTGACGATCTGACAACCGGCCTGAAGTCTCAGGTCACAGCTTTGAACACTCAACTGGGAGACCAGACGAAAGCATGTAAGGCCGAAGTAGCCTCGGTAAAGGCTTCAGCTCGACGTGGAAAACTCAAGGCATTCCTGTTCGGAGCTGGCGTAGGAGTTGGCGTAACCCTAGGGATCGTCGTCCACGCTTTGTTGTAAGGAGCAATAATTGAATAGCGTAATGAATACGTTCCAACTGACGATCATGCTTCAGAAGTATGCTGAGACAAAGATCGACGGTTCGAAGGAAACGTGGCCAGAGATAGCATACAGAGTCGCGTACCACGTGCTCAGCGCGGTCGGAGCATCTGAAGAGACCATCCGGCGCACAGCCCAACTCATCACTGAAATGAAGTTCATCCCCGGAGGCCGGTACCTCTACGCCTCGGGCAAGCCCTTCCATCAGACTCAAAACTGCCTGCTCATGCGCGTGCTCGATAGCCGCGAAGGGTGGGCAGATCATTTGCACAAGCACGCAATGGGCCTCAGTACCGGCGCGGGCCTAGGCACCAACTACTCACTCATCAGACCCGAAGGCTCTCCTATCGGGCGCACAGGCGGCGTGGCCAGCGGGCCATTAGCCCTGATGCAGATGACCAACGAATGCGGTCGCGGTCTCAAGCAGGGCGGCTCACGCCGTTCGGCGCTATGGGCCGGACTCAACTGGTCTCACAAGGACATCTTCAAGTTCATCGCCATGAAGGACTGGACGCCTGAGGTACGAGCGATGAAGCTCAAGGACTTCAACTTCCCGGCGACGATGGATGGCACCAACATCTCCGTCTGTCTGGATGACGAGTTCTTCCTAGCTTACGCGGACGAGAATAACGAATGCCACCTCTGGGCACAGGATGTGTACTGGCAGACGGTCGAACGTATGCTCCGTACCGCCGAACCCGGCTTCTCCGTTGACACTGGGAAGAACGCTGGCGAAGACCTACGCAACGCCTGTACCGAAGTCACCTCGGCTGACGATTCTGACATCTGCAACCTTGGCTCGATCAACATGGCCAACATCGCAAATGTCGGAGAGATGGTAGAGGTCACCCTCCTAGGAACCCATTTCTTGCTGGCTGGCAGCGTCTACAGCGACCTGCCGTACGATAAGGTGGGGGAAGTACGCTCCAAGAATCGTCGGCTCGGCCTAGGGCTTATGGGGCTTCACGAGTGGATGCTCAAGAAAGGACTACCGTATGGACCCTCAGTCGAACTCGAAGATTACCTGCGAGTCTACGCGCAGTCAACTGAAATGGCTGCGCGCCAAGCAGACATCTGGGGCATTAGCCGACCTGTCAAGACACGTGCGATTGCACCCACAGGAACCATTGGTATCCTTGCGGGAACTACGACTGGCATCGAGCCTCTGTTCTGTGCCGCGTACAAACGTCGATACGTCGATGCAAACGTCTGGAAGTATCAGTACGTCCTAGACCCTGTGGCGAAGCGACTCGTCGAATCCGGCGAGGTTGATCCCGACGCCATTGAGGACGCTTACACACTGGCTCAGGAACCGGAGCGCCGTATCGCCTTCCAAGCATGGCTCCAGCAGTATGTGGATCACGCCATCAGCTCAACCCTCAACCTCCCCGAGTGGGGAACTAAGTACAACAACGCCGACACGGTGAAGCCGTTCGGTGACATGCTCATGAAGCATCTGCCGTTCCTGAGGGGCATGACAGTCTACCCTGACGGCGCACGCGGCGGCCAGCCTCTCACAGCAGTCAAGTGGGCGACGGCCATGAAGCACAAGGACGAGATATTCGTGGAAGCTATGGATATCTGTGAGCTGGGTAAAGGAGGTACGTGTGGGTCATGATTTTGATATAGTCCGAGACTAAGACAACCCAGCGGGCATCCTTCACGTCTTACTTGACAGGGAGGATGCCCCATGCTGAAGGACATCGCACTATCAGTAATTATGCTGGCTGGACAGCAGCACACACATCGTCATCAGCCAGATCACTTCCACGTAGCTCCGACTAGATACTGCCACCGCCCACCCACCAGACCAATCAACCTGTACAGAAGACTTTGACACGAAGAAGCCCCCATCAGACTAATCATCTGGTGGGGGCCTTTTTTATTTGATCTCCACCGGCTCTCGCTCGTTGTGGAAGTCATACTTGTGAACCTCGAAGTGGAGCTTGCCTACAACCACCAGCTTCAGGCGCTTGTAGAACTTGTGCCCTTGATTGGCCGGGATGCCAAAGCTCCAGAGCAGACGCCTAGCGATCCACTCCCGATTGGTCATCCTATCTGGTAATCCTAACGTCATCTCGTTCTGTCTCCATTCCAAGGTACCACCGCCTCAGGTCTCTGTCAAGCTCTTCATCGGTGTAGGTGTTGTCGTAGACGTGCCGGGTTAGATCGACACGAGGGTAACGCCGGAAGAGCTGGTTGAAGGTCTCGGGCGTCAGGTGTACGAGAAAGTCCTCCGGGTAGAACTCGGCGTGCTTGGTCCACCAGCCGATCTCCTTCGTCCACCAGTCCCGGTTGGCCTTCCCATAGAAGAGACGCTGCGCCAATTCAAGCTCTAAAGGGTGGACGTAGAATACCTCCCCATGCGTCTCGAAGGCGTATAGGGCCTCCTGTGCGGTCGTTTTCGACATACAATCCGCCATCCACGGTGCTTTGACCTTGCGGGACGCGTGCTCCCCTAACGGCGAGGAGCACTTCTCCCACTCAAGGTAGATGTCGCAGGCGGCTAGGAACTTGGCGCTAAGCTTCAAGCTGCTCTCCGCTCAGGGTGCCCCTCTGCGCAGCGGAGATGGTCTTGTAGCCCTCGCGGTAGTAGACACAGCTCCAGTTCTGGTAGTAACGCCGCGACCAGTTCTTAGGGCCTTCCCGGTGGAAGACCCATCCTTCTTCGATTCGATACTCAGGCACGGTGACCTTTCACGAGGTAGATGTGCGCTCCCTCGGCTATGATGCAGGCTGCAACACAAATGACCACCGTCTGAGGACTCACGAGGAGTGCCGCCAGAACAATGGCCACAACGATACAGACTATGCGTGTGAATGACATTTGAGCCTCTTAGAACCCGTAGGACTCTAGCTGCTCCGCTAGATCGGTGAGTGCTTCGCTAAGGACAGAAGCCACGGCCTCGAACTCTCGATGACCGTGGAATAGGTTGACTTCAAATTGTCCGGTAGTTGTGTTGTACCGGATTGTGATCTCGTTCTCCAATCGCCCTCCTAGGCGTTCGGGTTACCTTCAAACTCTTCTGACTCAGCCTCGCGTCGGTTCTCAAGGCCACGGTTTACTTGTCCCTTCACGAACACCCAGCGTTTGAACTGGGCATCAGCCTCGACGTAATCCTTACGGTTCAGCGCCTTCAGCATCTCGGAAGTTCGAAAAGCAGTTACTCCTATGTTGTACACGAAATCGACCAGAGCGTCAAACTGTAATTGCGTAAGCGGTACGTTGACGTAATCGTTGACTGCGTTCTGGGCCACTAGGGTATCGTGGTTGAGCCAGTTCTCCGCCTGTTCCTTCGTACAGACCTGACCGGGGTAGACATCCTGCCCAGTGTGTCCGTACCCAATGCTCCAGACCTTACCTTGGTCCTGATACGCTACGAGCTTCAGTGCCTCGCGTCGTTCTGTTGCGTACAACCCCTGAGGGTCGTAGGTCATTCTAATGTTCATGATTCTCCTTTACTACGCCGTCTCCATCTTCACGATCCGGCTCGTCCGTATAAGGCGCGTGCCGAACTCAAGGCCGGGTGACAGCAGCGTCAGGGTACCGTCCTCTATGGAGTACTCGTCGAACGTACCGTGTATCGTGCGCAGACTCTCAGAGTGCGAGGCCTCCTTCAGCCGGTGCCACGTCTTCGCTTCTTCGTTGATCGTGTAGACCGATCCGTTCTCTGTAGTGAGTGTGAATGTCATGCGATCTCCAGTTCGAACGAGAATGGCTTAGGTGTGGTGCCGGGGAACTTGGCGTCATGTGTTGCGATCCACGCGATTGCGGAGCTGGGAAGGTTGTATGACTTGCCCTTTTTCAGTCCCGTGCTCTCACCGTAATCTCCGATGTAGATTGTCTTGTAGTCTACGAGAACGTAGGCGTTATCACCTAGGGCCTCCGTGACTGCCAGAGCAATGGGACAGTAACCCATAGAGGTGTCGCCCGCGTCGATGTGCTTCTGCGTGATGTTGAACGTCATTTGACCTCTTTCTCTATGCCAGCGAACGCTATGAGGACGCCTCGTGGTTGGGATCGTTCGTCGCCGCAACCTTCTCTTCAGGGGTGCAGTAGCAAACGCCGTCGTTGTACTGACGCCACGGGCAGAGAGTGTCCTTGACCCAGAAGCCCCAGCTCCGTTCCTTCACACCAGTCTTGACAAGCGTCCACGCCTGCCCACCCTTTTCAAGGATGACACGGTGCTTCCACGTTGCCGGTCGGCGGAGGATGCTCAAGGCAGGGTAGAACTTGCGCTCTCGCCAGTCGCCTTCATCAGGCCCCCACGATGGGTAACGGGTCTCACCGATCTCCCAGTCCTTGTCGTCCTTCGCGTCCCACGGTGTCTCCTCCCAGTACCCTTTGGTCAGGATGAGACTGGTGAACGGCCACGGATGGTCGTGCATGTGTGGGTCTTCGTCCCCGCGATAGAACTTGTGCAGGTAGAGGCGCGGTACCAGTTTGTTGTCCTCGGTGGGACCGGTGCGCGGGTAGATATAGAACCGTCTCAGGTAGATGTCGGTCGTGCCATCGCGGAAGATGTCAACGTACTTGAACATCTTCACGAGGAAGAACTCCGGGCCTTCTTGGTACCAGCGCCGAAAGAAGTCTCGGACGGTCAGTATCGAATACGCCGCCACGAAAGAGAACGCCAAGTAAACGAGCGCCGTCCAGATGAAGACTAGCATCGAGGGTAACCATCCGTGCTATGGATGCTCTGCTCAGCAAGGCAAGCTTCCACTCTTCCGAGTGTCGCCTTCAATGCTTCAGCCAGCAACTCCATCACGCCTTTATCGCGGCGGCAGAAGTTCTCCACGCGACCGTTGATGACGCTCCCGTAAGTCTTGCCCTTGTGGGCTTCGAGCAGAGCTACGTCGTAGTTGTCGTTTACCATGTCACCGGTTGTGTCATTGGCGATATGGATCAGTCCCAGCTTGTACGGCTGTGCTCCGTTACCGGGGATCATGTTGATGGCTACTTCGACCATTACGCCTCCGTGTTACCTAATCTGTTCCTCACCGTTGTCACAGTGATAGATCGTTTGATCCGCAGTCCACCCTCCGCCCTTGGCGGTGTAGACGTACTGACCAGCCTTGGTGCCGACCGATACGCAGTGGTGATCGGTGGCGTACTTCTGCCACTGCTGGTTCTCATAGACCACCGCGAACAGAGCAAATGCCAAGATTGCGATGGACCCAAAGACCACTAGAAACTTCTGTGCTGCATAACTCATACCGCCTCCGGGTCAGAATAGTAGTGAGTGCCCGGATTCCCATCAGCGTCCATGTCCCCATAGCAGGGGTCTTCACTGTAGCACGCGATGCAGTCTCCGCATAGTTCGCAGAATACCTCACCGCATTTGATGGTTACCGGTTCACTCATTGCGCGTCTGCTTCCTGCTGGGCCTGTATAGCCTTAGCAATTTCCTTCTTGATCTTCTCCACTGTATCAGGATTGTCCCGAAGTGTCAACACCGTTTTGTCGAGACCCTGACCTAGCTGCTCTCCGTTGAAGCTCAGCCAGCTCGTACCAGTGATGACGCCGCAGTCCTTGGCAAATTTTACCATGTCTGCGAACTTGTCGATACCCTTACCGTAGATGAGGTTCACTTCAGTCTGGCGGAACGGCGCACCGGCTTTATTCTTCACGGCTTTGATCTTGGTCTTTACACCGATCTCCACGCCGCCGCTCGTGATCTTTGACCCATCCCCACCCAGACGACGAACGTCGAGGCGTACAGAGGCGTAGAAGGGCAACGCCTTGCCTCCTGTAGTGGTCTCAGGACTGCCGAACATCACACCGATCTTCTCACGAATCTGGTTGATGAAGATGATGGTCACGTTGTTACGAGCGCACGCGCCCCGCAGCTTACGCATAGCCTGTGACATCAGTCGGGCCTGTAGGCCCATGTGACTGTCGCCCATCTCACCATCAAGCTCAGCCTGAGGTGTGAGCGCGGCCACTGAGTCTACCACGACGATATCAACCGCTCCAGATAGCGCAAGTGCTTCCGCAGTTTCGAGAGCCTGTTCCCCTGAGTCGGGCTGAGAGACCATGAGTTCTTTGACGTTGACTCCCAACGCCTGAGCGTAGTTCGGATCGAGAGCGTGCTCCGCATCCACGAACGCTGCAATTCCCCCCTGTGCTTGTACATCGGCAATGATCTCCAGAGTGATGGTAGTCTTACCGGCTGACGGAGGCCCGAAGATTTCGATGATGCGGCCCTTAGGTACGCCGCCGCACCCGATGACTCCGTAGTCCACCGACATCATGCCGGTAGAGAAGCTGGGCATTGGTACACCCAGCTTTTTGTCTAGGCGCACGAGAGACGTGGTGACCTTGTTCTCATCCGTGCTGAACTGCTTGTTGAGTGTTACCGCTACTGCGTCCAGCATGGCGAAGCGTTCCTTCTTGCTTAGCCCCTTAGCTGCCGCTGGCGGTGGTACCGAAGAGGTCGCCTTGGGTGACGGTTTCGCCGTGCCTAATACTCCCTTCAGTTGGTTGAGTGCTCCCATTGTTCTTTTCCTTTGCCTCCAGTGCCATCTTCAGCTTGGCCACACTGCCCATGAACCGAAGGAACCTCTGGAGAAACTTCCTGCCCTTGAGCGCGATAATCATATCGTCGCCGCCCTTGGCGTGTGCATCCTCGACGGCTTGGGTAAACTCACCATGCACGTTGAAGAACGCGAACCAGCAAGCCTCGCAGTTCGAGTGACGCGGCTCTCGCTGAGCGATGAACTTGTGCCCACACATCGGAACAGTCTGATGCTTGTGGGTGAAGTTCTTCAGGTTGAGCTTCCCGGCCTCGGCCCGCGTGTACTGCTTCGGCGTGGGGATGAACCGTACCTCCTCAGGAGCTTCAGTCATTGCCCAGAGCCTCCTCCGCGAAGATAGCGTTACGCTCCCGCTGGAGTAACACAGGGTCAGTAAGCCCGAACTTCTGCTCCAGAGCAAACTTCTCTGGGTTGGTGATGTCTTCACCGTTGATCTCGTACCGGAGCTGCCTGCGAAGCTCAGAGACTAAGGGCTGGTTGTCCTGCTCGACTAGTGTTGCTGCTGCCATTGCGTTTCATCCTCTCTTGTGCGCGAACCGACTCTCGTCGGACGCCGTTGAAGTACTTTGAGACGGGTGAGATTTTGCGGAGACGGAAAAGCTTTCCGACCTTCTGCTCAATTCTCATGCGCTCCTTCGGGGTGAAGACGTTGCCGTACTCGGAGATGTAGGTATCAGTGAACCTAACCTGTTCGTCCTTCGTAAGCACATCCGTGATGCATCTGTCAACGTCGCAGTAGAAGTCCTGAACATTAGGCTGGCCCGGTGTCTTTGTGGCCTTGCCCATGTCGAACTCGTTGTTGGCTACTCGGATCGAGCTGCGCCGTTGAAGCTTCTGGTAGTTGCCTAGTGACGGCTCAAGCGCATAGGGATCACCCATGACATCATCAAATGCGTTCTTGTTGAACCGAAACTCCTCGTTGTACTTCTCAATTCCTGACTGCTTTGGTCGCTCGTCCCTTGCTGCCACTACGTCCTTTCGTCTTCTTTTTGCGGGGTGTAATCCCACACAGCTTGTTTCGTTTATCCGATCCTACTCGGCCCGGATGACTATGCCTTGGCGTACCCAGTACGGCGGTGGCCGGTGGCGATGTCACATACTCAGCAGCGGAGCGAACCAACACATCATCGTCTTGGAACTTGCCCAGCTTCTTGTTGCACAACCAGCATAGGAGTCCTCGGATCAACCCGGTCTTGTGATCGTGATCGACCGCGAAGCCCTTGCTGAAGTCTGATTCAGGGCGGCGGCACATGGCACACTTCCCGCCCTGATGATTCCAGATTCGTTTGTACTCTGCCAGAGTGATGCAGTAGTGCTTCTGGAGGTAGGTATCCTTCGCCCTCTCTCGGGCAGTGTACGCTTTCATTAGAAGACCACATCTCCCATCGGTACTTCGCCGGTATAGTCCTTCTTGAGGACGATGCCCAGATTAGCCAACTGGTTTTCGTGACCCACGTTCTTGTTGGAGTCAGCCTTCATCTTTGCGATCTGGCCCTCGTTCTTCTCCATAAACGTACTGGTCTCCCCGTTGACGTGAAGCGTACAGTAGCCGCCACTCGAATAGCGTGATAGAGGCACGCCAGTAAGAACATCCTCACCGAAGGCAGCTTCCTGTTCCACATATCCGATCTTCTCGAAGTCGTCTGCACTAAGCTCTCCCAGCTTCGTACGGTGAAGGGTGATCGTGCAGTCGCAGTCCTTTGCGATCTGAGACGAACCATCCGTGTTATCCGATGAGACGATTGCCCCGGCCTTGATGCGGTTCGGCTGGAGAATGCGTACCAGCTTCACACCGTAGTCCTTGGCGATCTGACTCGTGATCTTCGATATCTGCGAGAGGTGCTGCGTTCTGTTGTCGTAGGGCGTTGAGTCTGCCAGACGATGAATGTTGTCGATACAAATCCACTTCGCACCATAGCGGCGGATCACGTCACGGATCAGACCGTAGATGTCCTCGACCGACTTGTACTTGGGATAGCAGAAGTACAGATCACCCTCACGTGCTGCTGTGATAGCCTGTACAGTTGACCTCGCTTCCATGAAGGCGGCCTTGAGAGCTTCACCCTCTTCCACCGACTTCGGAATGTTGTCAGCTACCTGCCCAAGATAAGAGACCCACTTGCGTGCCATACGAGCGCGAGTCATCTCCAAGCAGATAAAAACCCCGTCCTCGCCGTATGCTGAAACCATGTGGTCCATCAGATTCAAGGCGAACGTAGTCTTTCCGATCTTCTCCGGTGCTAGGATATCGATCACGTCCCCATCTTCGAACCCTACCAGCTTGTTCAGCGATGGCCATTGCGTCTTGTACTTTGGCTCTAATGTTGTCTTCCCCTCAAGTTCGTCGTAGAACTCCTGCATGGAGTCTTTAGAGGACGCTACACCGGCCACGTCGAAGAGCTGAGCTTCTTCCTTCAGCTTCTCGAATGCCTCAGGCGTTCCTCCGCCTTGTGTGAACCACTCGTTCAGGTCTTTGCCATTTCGCTGCTCACCCTTTTCGGTCGTAACCTGAAAGTCCGGCAGAATAATCTTCCAGCACTTCTCGATTCCAATGCGATTAGCGAGTTCCTGCGCAGCCTTCTGGCCCACCGCATCTTTGTCGTAGCAGACATAAACCTTGTCCAGTCTGTCGAGGGAATCGATCCACTCGGCCTTCTTGAAGTTTGCACCCGGCACGCCGCAGATGTTCTTTACGCCGTGGTCAATCGCGCAGATTACGTCCGGCTCACCCTCTACGAACGTCGCCTCAGTGAGATTCTGATCGTTGAGGATTTCACCATTGTACAACGGAACCGGCCATCCTGTTGGCGAACTGAACGCCTTGGGTACCAAGTTCTCAGACAGTGGCATCGTCGGCAGCGTTCGATAGTGGCAGAACACTGTGTTGCCGTTGACCATGTACGGGTACACGAGCGCCCGCACTTCACCTACACCTCGGAAGAACCTCTTCTCCACAAGGCCCAGCTTCATCTTCCCGATAACGTCCATCGAGAAGCCACGACCGTTGACCAGATAGTCCAGAGCAGCTTCGTCGGCCAGCAGTGCTTCGTGGCACGCTTCCGTATCCGGCAGCTCCTCTTGCTTCTTATTCTCCCCAGAACTACCCGAGTCCCTGCGGCTCTCGATGTTCGCCTGTACGATTCCTAAATGCTGCTTCAGTGTGTAAAGGTTACCACCCTTGCCACAGTGTACGCACCCATGCAGACCGTCCCTGTTTGTCTGCCCACTCCCGGCCCCATGAATCTCCATGCCTAAATGGAACCCGTCCTTCTTGCAATACGGGCATCTCTCGATTTCGATCTTGGGACTAGATACTTCTCTGTACTTCCAACCCTGACTGACCACAAGCTGCATCGCCTGTGAGCCAGTGAACGCTTCCGGTATCTTCACTCAACTCCTGTATATATTCACCCACGCCTTACGGGTGTTTACTTCCAATGACTTATGAACCTAGTGTAACACTAAAGCTTTAGGTTGTCAACCGTTGTCATCGCGGAACTTACGGCCATTCTTCTTGTACGACGGGATGCACTTGTCTTTGTGTTGTTTCTTCTCGAAGGCCATCCGCTTCTGCACGGCCTTCTCCACGTTGGAGTCGAAGTTCTCGGTCATCTCCCGCATCGCCTCAGCAGCGTACGCGATACATATATCCCGTAGGTCGTGACCTTGGAT